CTCAGCCTAATAAAAGCATAACGCATATACAAACTATTAACTAATGAATTTATAACAACAGTAAGAGGGTGACCTGAAGGATTAGTACCATAAAATTCCACTAGATCACCATTCATATTGACCACTGGGAAAGCTGTATCACAAGCAATGCCGCGTAGTATCTTTAATTCAGATTCATCAAAACCTGCTTTGGCATGGAGTTCTATGATAATGTCGAAAGCCATAAGAATGAAGTCTCCAATCATACGCTTGTCAAACTTGGCATAATCTCCTGCAACCATGCGTTCAGAACCAAATTGTGTCAAATAATCATAGATGTTTGTCCACTCCATGGATTGGACTACAACACCAGGTCCTGCTTCGAAAACAAATTTATTCTTTTGAAGTAGTCGCACAAAGCTGAGTAAGTGTTTTCGCACTACTAAACTAAATGGAACACTCGAACCCGTGAAGACTCGCGTCTTCTTGGCCTCGCATTTTGCTAGGGGTGTTGGTTCATCTTTCAGATGACCAGTAAATACTGGCATAGCACGCTGACCACTTGCATACAGCTCCTCAATTTTGTTGGCTTCATCCCATATTTCAGGAACGAAATCCACACCTTCAGGATACAATTCACAAGGATCGGGTACCAGATATTTCTTTTTAGTTGTATTCCATGGATGACCCATGGATGAATTACAATTGATACGATCAATGAATTTAACACCAGGTAATCCGTTAACTGTTGCTTTGCGAGAAAGAAAAACTAATTCTCCTTCCCATTCTTTAGGTAGAGAATCTAATATCTCGGAGAAAAACATGTCACGCGCTTTGCGTAAAACATCTCTGTCATAATTAACTGTAGGTTGAACCATTTCAATGACATTTTTCCTCCAGGGTTCCCAACCATCCATGGCTGGTTTGCCATGCTTGACAACAGTCTTAAAATGTTCAAGAACTTTTTTGCAAATAGGTGTTCGAATAACACGACTCTTATGTTTGGGCCTAAATCCTGGAAAACTTCCATAAATTCGGGCTGTACCATTTGGCAAGTATCGAAACAAGCTCTTGTGATGTGGTGTCACTAGTTGAACATCACCATTGAGTGATATCACTGGTTCACCTCCACCGCTCGCGTGTTTAATAGCAGTGGATTTACAAAGGAATTCACTCAAACATTCCCTAGTGACATGAGGGAACCCACACATATTATTATAACCAACAGTGTGGATACCCATGATCACAGGACCACGTGGAGTAATAGCTACACCAAGTGACCCACAATCACCAGGTTGAGTGAGTTCTTCACCTTTCCCCATGTACATGGGAGTGCTAATATTTAAAGCCTCTATAGGAAATTGATTGATATGATTAACGCCGAAAACATTCTGGTAGACGACACGTCCATCAATATTCCTTTTAAGACTCACCATGCGCGAAACAGGCATGGTATCAGTATTCCAAAATTTGGTGATGTCTTTATATGGAGGCATGGATAATACTTGAAACCCTGCTAGATCTCGCTCTGGAAGAAAGCTTATATCACTTCTCTTGATAGTGATTATGTGATTTGAGCTCAATCCTTGCTTGATCATATTCTGAATCTCAATGCGATAACGTGCTCCATTCTTGTAGACATGACCATTAGTCAACAAAGTTTGACCGCGAACAAACACACCGCCTGTGCGGCATGAATAATTGCAGTCCAAAGCTGTAATGTGGACACGCACACAATTATGTGCAAATAGGTCTCGTATTTGAGTTTCAGACATTGAGGCATTACTGAGAGAAGCTGGGGGAACATCGAAAGTACTCAATTCCATAATAGGATCATACCATACATTCGATGTTGTCTCAGTCTCCAAATCTAACTCAGTAGTGCTGAGCTTGTTTCCCTGTGGACTCATCTTGCAATACTCTTCATTCTTTTTTGGTCGAGAGTACATGTACAAAACGATGCCCATCGCTGACAAACTCAAAAGAGCATATTTATACTCTTTGGGTATGGGTGCGCCATTCAATATTGCGTAAATCTGTATTTGAATTCTCATGCTTAGCATATTGCTGAACTTAGCAATGCAACGCCGCGCAAACCTCACGCGTGCGACAAACTTCACATAGGATACAACACAGGACCATGACAAAACCCATATAAAATATGAACAGGCCATTTCAAAAAATGTTCTCTTCACAATAGCCAGGTACGACACTTCTGCCACCTGGAGGCAAGAACAATCAGTGGAAATTTTAAAACACAAGGGACATACACTAATGTCACGCATTCCTGCGTCACATTCATGCGAACGGCCTTGTACATTCAAGTGCTCCATGGATGCTCTTCCATAATGTTCCAAAAATTCCAACACATTGTCAAATTTTTCCACATCAACCAACTTAGCGCGATCGCGACCATTGGC